GCGACTTAGGAGACTTAGGCGACTTAGGAGACTTAGGCGACTTAGGCGACTTAGGAGACTTAGGCGACTTAGGAGACTTAGGCGACTTAGGCGACTTAGGAGACTTAGGCGACTTAGGCTAGCAATAATACTCCCGCATTTTTATAGCTATTGTAATCATACAATTTATCATTTAATAGCACATATTTGACGCCATCCCTGGATACAACCTTGCCTCTGTCTGTTTTCACCCTTTCATAGTTTTTATATTGAGTTATTTTGCCATCATTCAATATATTCTGTGTAAATGCCAATTTATCGTCCTTCATATTTATAGGCCAGTTATAGCATTTATAGCCATTCTTCAAAGGCTTATTAACATCAGCGTGTATCACACAATCTATTGAAGAGGATTTTAACATATCCAAGAAGTTCTTGATTAACTCCTCTTTTTTGTTAGCCTTGTCATAGATATGCTCGTCTGTAGATAGTTCGGCGTCCTTTATTTTGAGCGTCGGGTTTTTTATTAGCTGGTCATTAGTAAACTTCATAATATATTTATAAACCCCCACATTTCTATCTTCCACAGGCAATCCCATATGACTGCAAGTACGAACGGCACGCCCTATTACTTGGTCTATACGCACAGAGTTCCAAAAATACTCAGTTATCAATACGCGTCTTACATTCTTCAAAGATATACCCTCGGCGCCCGATTGCGTAATCATCATAACCCTGACAAGCTTTCCATATCTTTGTTCCAGTCCTTCCCCATTATTCGGCAAGCTACTCCTGATAGTATCTGGGAGATTCGCAAAATCCCCGTTAAATAGATTCATTAATATATTGGTCTTTTCTCTGTCAGAATTGAACATAACATATCTTTTATTATCATATTTTTCATCAAATACATCAGGGTCTTCTAATATATATCCATATTCATCATTCTTTATAACATTAATCTCAACATATCCGTGTTTATTTAGAACCTCCTTGAATATCCCTAAACCCTCTACGACGCGAAACTGCGAATACACAAGGACACTCCCGGGCGATGTATTTACATCTTCCAACATTTGCGCAAACTTCGGACTATAGTATTCGCGCAAGTTCTTCTTTTCCAAATAATCGCCCTTCTTTAAATCACTAAGTGCCTTTGTTAATTTTTTATTATATTCAGCATCTATCTCTTTATTGAACTTCTTTTTATCACTATCCGCATTTTCACCGTCATTACTATCCTTGCTATTTGCACCGTCTTCCTCATTCATTGCCATTTCTTTTTTCTTCAATGTCCTTATATCCTGAGGGAATTCGCGAGGTATTTCTTCGGGAAACGCAAAATTACATACTAATCTACTGAATGCACGATATACGGAGCTAATTTCTGCAGCTCCTTTGTTGCCGAACTTCTTCTTGCGATCATCCATCGCTATTTCTTTAATACGAACATCTACATATTTTTTGATTTGATGGTCGGTCATATACATATTTCTAATAGTCTCAGGTAATAGCGAGGGAAATAGTTCCGAACCCGATGTCTTATAATAACTCAAAATGCCTAATACGCGTCTTTTAAATAAATCCTCATTAATTACCTTGATATTTTCGGGATCCTCGTCATTTATGAAAAACTTGACAAAATCCTCTTTTTTACTCGGTAAAGCATAGTTATGTTCAGTATCATATTTAGTACTTAAAGATATACCCGATTCATCAAAATTGCCTTTGGCATCCATTTTAACAATATCATAAATTAGGCCTTCAAACTCGGAATCTATTATATCATCATTGTTATAATTATCATATACTAGATTGAATTTAAAATCGTCGCTATTCTCATATACAAGGAGCTTGTCTATTTTTTTATTACCGCATTTCAAATATTCCACTTCATTTATACAATTTTTACGCAATTCCTTTAATGTCGCCACAATATTTTTAATGTTATTTCCTATTATCTTTTTGTCAACTGACGGCATCCTCGGTGCATCTTCGTTAGGATTCTTGATATACTTGTCTATTCTCGCTTTCCCGCGCTTTTTAATAACATCTACAATCTTTTTAATAGGCGCGAGAGAATAGGCAAATATGACATTATATTTTTCGGTCAAATAGGGCTGAGACAATAGCCACGATGGAACCGATAGTCCCTGCGATTCAAATACAATATTTCTGCTCTCTTTCAAAGCATTCTCCAAATTCAAATCATTCAATTTATCACAAGAGTTTTTAAAACTATCCGTGCAACTAATGCCACCTTCGCCCTTCCTTACATCATAATAGGCCTTTGCAAAATCTTCTTGCAATTTATCACTGGGATTCTCGTATTTTTCAGATATACACGCCTTGTTATTATTACATTCCTTTGCTACCTTCTTAATTATATCTAATACACGCTTCTTATATTCCTTGTTCTTTATCACCAAATCATCTATATTTATCTTAATATTCGTCGGGTTCAACTTCAAATATTTAATAATTTCTTCTGCCATCTTTGTTTTTAAGGAACCCGTCGTTCCGTTCGTTACTATTAAATATGGCTTCTTGACATCTATTCCATTTCCGGGCTTCGCAGACTTCGCAGACTTCGCAGACTTCGCGGGCTTAGCGAGCTTTTTTCCGGTATTCGCATCGTTTCCTTCGGCATTAACAGCTTTTATTATCTCTTTTATAATTGTATCTTCGTCCCTATCCCATTCCTTCTTTACTATCGCCGATGATACATCGTCTTTGCGAACATAATTTATAGGTAATAATATAATATTGAGATTCCTATTGTCGTAATATAATTCATCAACATAATCGTGCAATTGTGCATTTGACAACTTATTTATTATTTCATTCTTGTCGGCTACGCCATCTATTATAGGGATTTTATAAGTCTTCATCGGGCCTCGTAATAAATTGATTAAAAATGATATTTCGTATGGATGATTAATTATAGGTGTCCCTGACAATAATACCAATTTAACATCTTTAGCGCTAACAATATTATTGTATATTTTCATAGCTATTTTGGAACCGTTAGCTATTCTGCTAATAAAATTATGCACCTCATCAACTATTATAAAGGAATTGTCAAAAGGATTGTCGCCCATTTCTTTTATCATTTTCATAGTAATGCCATTGTAATTTATAAACTTATATCTGTTTCTTATTATATGCGTTATAGTCTTTTTGATATCCTCTTTGTCATTTGAAGCCATATCAGAGTATTTAATATTATCTATAACTATCTCGGCATCCTCTATATCCTTCTTATATAAAGGAACCCATACAGTTCCCTCTTTTTTAACCATTTGCTTATCTATGGCGTATCCTTTGAGCTGTTCCATCATCTTGGCATTTGTTTTAATAACTTTTAGGCAAGTCCATGATTTTTTTAGATTCAAGCCGATAGTTGATATCTTCATCAATTCGTTCTCATAATTCTGCGATAATGACGCGGGAGTCATAATAATAACATTTTTACGATTAATATATCCTTCGGATGCGGCTATTGATGCGGCAGATTTACCCGATCCTAAACCGTGATATAACAAGATGCCTCTGTAAGGACTGTCAAATTGCATATAATCCTTGACAATCCTTTGCTGCGGAAAAAGAGACACTTTGGATACATCTAATTCACACGAATCTTTTGTACATTCACAAGAGGCTTTAGCTGCTGCTTTTTTGTGATATTTTGAAGGATGAAATATATCATACATTTTTTTGTTATAACCAACTCTATTTGGAAGAACCCAGGCGTTTGTTTTAACTTCTATATTCATACGCTTATCTCTAATATAATAATTCAAATAAAAAAATATCATATTATTAGATAAACTAAGAATAACCGAAAAAATAATGCATAATATTGATAAATTGTTGGATAAATGCGAGTCAATGACACTATTATGTACTAAGGCATCTTCTCACTGGAGTTTTGTCAAGTTCTGTTTTAATATACCTCTCGTATTGACTAGTTCAACTATGTGTATTATAAACAGTATCAGTGAGGATGCAAATGCTATCAAGATACCGAACATTATCGTAAATGCCGTAAGCGTCCTTATAATGTCTCTTACAAACAGCATAAAGGCCAGCGAAAAATTTGAAATATTTAAAAAATTATCCCAGCAATTTATGCTTCTGTCTCAAGAAATAGAAGCGTGTGATGGGAGCGTCTCAAAAGAAACCTACAATATCTTATCACTAAAATATGACAATTTAATACAGGATTGCTCGTTTGAAGAGATACCCGTAAAATATAAAATAGAAGTCGCCAAATGTTTCACTGATGCCGAGAGACACATACCCATTCAATTAAATGGCATCATAGGCAATACTAATGTCTCCAAAAGACTCAGTGGAAGCAGAAAAGGAGCGCAAATGGCGCAATTAGCACAAGAAGCACAGATTGTAGCACAAGGAGCATCCCTTGTTAATATATCAACTGTCCCGCCAAAAAACGATTTAGTTACTACGACGGCGACTGGTGCCGATACTAAAATATATGGGGCTGGCGAAAATGTATAACATAGACTACACTAGGCTGTCCACTTTTTAACTTTTAGAGATACATAGTAATTACAATAATTACAATAATTATTATAAAAATACTTAAACTAACAGAGCATTTCTTGAGACACTGGAATATTAATATTTTTTCATTTTAAAATTTGAGTACATCTCTTGATTTATTTTGTAATTTCTAAAAAACTTTTGAAATTTTTGAAAAAACAGAAAGATGTACTCAAATTTTAATTTTCAATTTTTAAAAATCTTAGTTTCTTTTTACTACACCATAAAGGTAATATAAATAGCTTACGAGCCTCTAAATAGCAATTCATTTAACCTTTTCCCCCCTTAATTATATAAAAATCCCATATCTTCTGTATCCATATTTTCATCATCGTCTTCTCTGTCATAGGTCATAAGCATATTTTCCTCGTTAATATCTTGTTTTGCTGCGCCTCCGGCTCCTCCGGCTGCTCCAGCTCCTCCGGCATTATCGTTGAATATCTCGTTGAACTCGTTGAACTCGTTGTTGATATCGCCGTTGTCGCCAGGTTCAATAACATTATCAAAGAGGTTATTGATTTCATCCTCATCTTCTTTTTTCTCTGCAAGTAATTCCTGTTTAAATCCAGCTTTTTTGAGTTCTTTTATTAGAGCATTCTCTTCTACTGTTATTTTATTGAAGGCCTTTATTTTTTCCTGCTTGTTTTTCTCGCGCTGTTTATTCAAAAAATCTATGTTTTCCTCTAATGTCGGGAATGTTATTCTAATTATCTTAAAAACATCTTCGTATACGCTAGCAGTTATCTTGTATATATATTGACTGCTTATAATATCCGATATTATCTTTCCATTTAAAGTATTATCAATATTAAAAGGACAGCATAATGCCCTGCTAACTATATATTTATTTATAATTTCTATCTCATTCTCAATATCATCGTTATATATTTTATTCAATTCTTTCAAATCTATTATAATATCTCTTAAATCCTTTATAGAATTCGTAAGCAATACTTTGATTTCCTCATTATTATCCTCGGCTCGCAAGTGTCCATAAAGAGTTTTTATAATTGCCCGAATTATATTAAGATATTTTATTTTATCATTAGATGCTTCTTTGCCGCCCTTACCGCCGTTGCCGCCCTTCCCGGTCTTCCTAACATTATTAAAATTGTCAATAAACTCATCGCCAGAATGCTTTGAGGTTTTCGTCAATAAACCAACATTAGATATTATACTATTTTTAATAGATTTTATATTGCCATTCTCAAAATCTGCTATAATATTATCAGGAAATACGCTATTATTCTTTCCCTTCATCGCATCAAGCCATCTCCTGACTATCTTAGAATTATTATTCATATCATATATATAATCTTCTAAATATATACGATCAACAATTTCTTCGGCTCCCGCATCATCTGCATCGGTAGCGTCGGCCTTAGCAGCCTTAGCAGTCTTGGCAGTCTTTTTGGGGATGAATCTCAAATCACGAGGCTTATTTGTCATCTTTTTCTCAGCATATTTTTTCTTAAATCCTATCAGCTCCAGGCGATTTGCATTTTTTAAATCAATATCTTCGTTAAAGCTATCATCTAGCTTCTTCAGGCAACAGCCATTTAAAAACTTGTGTATCTTTACATAATTTACATCAGGCATATATATCAAAGATTGTATATATTGCTCCCTACATAAGCTGAGTTCCTTCCCGCATTCCTTATTTTTATTTAAACTGAGTAATTTATCTCTTTCTATTTTTCCCTTCCGCTCCTTCTTTTTCTCCCGACATATATCATCTTTCTTTTTCATTCTCTCCAGATTTTCCGAATAATATTTCTCAATCACTTTGTAAGTCCTTTTAAACATATTATCGGTTTCTATCAAAAACTCATTATTACTATTATTTATCAAATAATCCGTGGCAACCTCTATGATATATGACATAACTCCACGATCCTCTTTTTTATTAAGAGGCGAACCGCAGTTATCCCAATAACTCAAGAAATTACCATTCAAATAATCAACATCTATGAAAATCGTATCATTCAATATCTTATCTTGTAAGTTTATTATACAATACGCCAGGGCATTTAAAAACATATCATTAAACTCCTCGCACCATATTTTATTATAAGATACTATAACATTATCCACATTATCATCAATATCCAAAAAAGGTTTATCTCTATTATTTATTAATGCTAATATAGATTTGGGCGACAATTTATCCAAATAATTAAGCATCTCTTCGCTTATTTCCAAATCATTATCTTGAAACGCCTTCATATACATATCGCGTCTCTTTGGGATACTGCGATTATACTTGAACAGCTCGCTACATAATGCAGCATAATCAAACTCAATATTAGCCGATTTACCAATATTATTCAGGATATTCAACATATTCTCCAAACTATCTATAAATCCCGCCTCATTCTTATAAATAATATTTGTTATATATTTCTCTATATCGTGGCGACTTAACTCATTATATCCTATAATATACCCAATATCTACTGCGTCGGCGTCGCCAGCTCCATTACCCACATCATCTGTCGCTTCCTGAGTCTCAAACTCTATCATAGGTATCCCCTCATTCTTATCGTTATAGTGGCTATCTTTTATTTCTTTGTGTTCTCGGTATGATATTAAATATTGCTTGCCGTCCTTATCATAGTCAAATATGTGATTTCGCGAATATTCATTCTCTTTTCTGGCGATTTCGTACTTCTTTACAATAATCTCCTTCTTTTCGTGCGTCTTCAAGATGTCATCAATAGATTGTATAGCCTCCAAGATATTGCTATTTTTCAAAGAACGCGTTATAATATCTAATATCTCTAAGATAACTGCGTTATCATCGGAGTTTCCAATACCCATAGTTCTTATAGTGTCAATTATAGCATAGGTCTCCAAATCCTTCAATGGTTTTATTTTATCAATCATTATATTATTCTCGCGATAGTCTTCCAAACTCATCTTATTTTTATCCAAAAAGTCTATTACTTTTTCTGTAATGTTCAATAGCTGGATGCTCGTATTCAATTTATCAAAGAATATTAACTTCTTATTTATAATATCCGGCTTCTTAATTTTAACAGGTCTTGATACATTCTTTCGCTCCTTATATTGTTCCATAACATCCGCGAGATAATCGCATAAAACGCCAAAATCCTCCTTATTAATAAAATCCAAGGATTTACCAAACTTATTCAAGACATTCTCTATGTTATAATAATCAAGCTCAAAGCTATCTTTGAGATACTCTATGATATTGCTGATATCCGGTCTGACGCCTTTTATTAAATCGCTGACATTTTCGCAATTTTCCGAAGATACATAATTTATATTCATATTCATATTTTTCGTTGTCGTTAAATGCGATGTTATCTTAGTGTATAGGTAATCATTTATAACAGTCTTAGGTATTTTGTAATAAGCAGATATTATAGGGATATTCACATCATCTGCTGGGAATACTGGGTAATATATAGGAAATCCCTTGTCTCGTGGTTCTATTGTGATATTTATCTTGGCTTCAGGCTTAAATCGCAGTTTCTCAGAATCTTTATTGTATTTAATGCAAAAAAAATATTTTTCTTTTGCTATATCGTGATTTATAACAGTCTTCTTTTTCAAATTATTAAAATTGGCAACTTCGGCCTTATCCACCATATCCGCGCTATAATCATTCTTTTCGGCTTCGGCATCAAACACATAATTATCATAATTTTTCAATTTCCCGCGATTACCATCTATATCATTTATTATATCGTAAAAAAGATTCGTTATATTATTGGCCTTCTTCTTATTCGCAAACAATTCAAATAAACTGCTCTTTATTTCCTCGCGAGACAACGCTATAAATGAAGGATTGTCTTTAATGATATCATCTAAACTCATTATTTCAAGATATTCTATGTCATCCAATTCTTCTTCCTCAAAAATATACTCATTGTCATTGATATTAATTGACATATTATTTTTCCCTTTCTTTTAATATATAATAATATAAATTATGATACATTATTATCAATTGCGAATTTATTCCATTTTGTCTTAATATCAACCAAATAACTGACAATCTCCTTGCATACTTTATCCATAAATGCGATAAACATATATTTGTCAGTAATATTATCAAGAGTTATCCTTATAATCATAGTAGATTTGAGAGGATGCGGACAAATATAGCCTATGAACTTGCACGCCATATTATTGACTGTTTTCTTGTTCCTCACATAATTGTCGTGTACATACGATTGTATAATGTTTCCCAGCGTATCGTCTTCGTTATCAATAATAAACTCGTATGTCTCGGCGATATCTTGGAATTGCTGTATTTTCACAATTTCCGTCGTATTAATATTAACCAATTCAGTCATTAGATTATTCAGCTTGGCTATAACAATATCCAGAGATTTCGGGATTAAATATCTGGGCCCCATATTAACATTAATATGCTCTATGTCAAACTTGAACTTCGTAGGGTCGCCGTATTCATTCATATAATATGCCCGCTCTTTATCAAGCAAGCTCTCGTATTTCTTAGCTTCCTTGGGGTCCTGGATATACGAAAAGTTTGATAATGAAACCGGGTTAAACGATGCATTATCGCGCCCAGTTCTTTTGACAATATTCGCCTTCAAATGTAGATGTTCGCCGGGTCTCAATCTCGTAATCAAGATATTGTGCTTTGATACCTTGTTTGGCGGAAATAACTCTCTCAGCTTCTTCTCAGTAATTTCTACATCATTAAAGGTCGCCTTGAAATCCGTGGTTCGCACATCAATACTCTTATTCGTAGTATTATTAACATTCAATTCAATCACGAGCGAATTATCCTCGTAATTCTCAATTTCGTCGGCCGTCATACAGATAGGAATTAGCCCGATGCGATGTATAATAAACTCGTCGTGTAATGCTCCCGTATTAGTTATGACACTAACAGTAGGCTCCTCCTTCTCAAGTTTTTCCCCGATTGCTCCCAAGTTTGGAATATCCGTCATAATAATCCTTCGCATACCATTGACAATCGCCAAGTCAATATCGTGAATATCAAAGCTGTGATTATTTGAAGGGTCGGCCGAATCAAACTTATAATTGTAAAACATTCTATTAATATATAGTTTATTATATTTTTATCTTATATAATCAATTTTTAAAAAAATAAAAAACATAAAACCAAAGATAAACACATAATACTAAATTATACTAAATTATACCTTTATACCTTTGTATTTTTTTCATATAATATGATGTATACTATTAGGATTATCATAAGTATCATAGGTATTATTGATAGTATAGTAACAATCCAACTCCATAAATAGCATTCTCCTTTTGTTAAACAAGTTATATTGTAAGCCGTCAATAATATGACAAACAGATATACAAAATACGCTATTAAATATAATCCGGGACCTTCCAAATACACATTCAACGCAAGAGATATTATAGTAAGTATAATACTAACTGCAATATACACCCATCCCTGTGTGGAAAAATAGTCCGACATATATCCTTATCTATCTATTATTATTAAGATATATATATTTTTGATATCCTGATACTCAGACATCTCCGGGACATCTATGAAATCAAGGTATTCATAATTGCGAAACACATAGATGTCCGGGATTGCATTTCGTTGATTGGATTGGACGCGAAGAACTGAATAAGCGTCTTGATATTTTTGACATCGTTGCATTGGCATAGATAGTAATAAATATTTGAGCTCGTAATAAGCTTCTTGCTGAATGTTGTAATTTGTAGATTTCTCAGCTGCGCCAAGTGATACTGAATAATTGGCGCAAATTGCTTGTCCATCTCCTTATTCATCTTGTATCTCTTATAAGTTGGATTATATGTCGTAGTTGATTTATAATAGCTGTAGAGGCTATCCTTGATAGTTGAAATAATCGTATGTACAAGATATGTAGGGTCAATCTGTCTCCCGTTATTATCAAGCGGAATCTGGATATTCGGGTTATATGTCGCGATATAATCCTTAATAGTATAATTCTGCTTGTTTTTCATATAGACGCTAAGAATATTCATCCATACATTCGGGTGGCACGGGTCAGTCTCTTCGCGATAGTTAATATACATTGAGGATATCTTGTATAGTCGCGAAAAGTTCTCTCCATCTACCTTTTTCTTAATAATCAATCCATAGCTTTTATTCTCATTGATATATGTATTGGCCTGATTGATATCTGCGAAATAAGTCGGATATTTTACACCCATATTAAAAAGCTCTTGGATAGCCGATTGATTAATATCATATTCTTCAAGCGTAATTCTGTTTTTCGTATTGATATGTACGAGCTCCTTATAATTCTCGCCTAGCATATCAGTATAATCAATTATATGCTTGTTATCATAGTGAATCAAGACAAACTCATAAGCGTGTTCGGGATTCAAATTAGATGCAAACATAGCCCGCAGAGTCTCTCCGACATCATCTGGCGGAATGTGCGAAAGCATTTCAGCAGTTTCCGGAGATTTACTATAAAATCCATATAGTACCTCGTCAAACATCTTACCGTGCGATTTCGTAGGATGCGAGAACTTTGAACTATTCGCGTCAGGACAACTGGATGTCCCGAAATACCACTTATTCTTATAATTATAAACAGTAATAATAGTTCCATCATAAGCCTCATAACATCTGTCGGTATCGCTGTAATTCGCCGAAATATATTCCTCATAACTAATTCTTCGTGGAATAGAATTGGCATATGTAACGACAACATTATTGTTATATGAGAGAGAGAAGTCCAATACAATACTCCGACATTGCTCATAAAGTTCTTTATATTCGCAAATATCACTCATCTTGTAATTATTATGAAGGAGAACAATATCCTCGTTATCTTTGAACTTCTTAACCTTGATATTCGGCCAGAAATGATATTTTTTCAGCGTATTAATAAGAGTATTTGCATAAGTAGTATTGCCGTCGTAATTACCATAAGTTTTTTCAATTAATTGAGTGAGATTAGTAGGGGGGACATTGGACGAAGGCATATCACTGCTCATAATAATACTTTGTTAAAAAATATATATATTTAATTGCTTATATCAATTTTTATAAAAATATGATGAAAAATTGACAGCTACGCAAAAAAATAAAGAGTAAGAGCAAAATATCACTATGTCAGTTATTTGCCTAGAAGAATCAGAATCTGATAATAAAGATATTGTAAAATCAGGGAGATTCTGTGCTATCTAATCTGTCCAATAGATATTCGGCGATTGAATATACAAGGTCAAATGATATTCTCTTTCTTGCTATATCCTTGCTTTCTCTGTAATTTGTTAGGAAAAGCGAATTATACTTTTCTCTATGTTCCCGCAAGTATTTATTGAAGCTGACGATTAATTTTTTCTGCTTCTCTTCATCTATTGCCGGCTCTATTATTAGCGTCGCATAAGTCCGCGCCGATTGATTAGGTGTATTATCTATATATATATATATCTTTATTTTCTACATATGATAATCCTATCTGTGATGTAATATTATCATCTATACATTTAACAACGATATTTGTATTATATTTGTCAATATTCTTATTAGTAAGTCGCGTAATTGTATAAATACTATTTAGAGGCAATTTATATATTTCACCACCAATCATATAGTTATTTTTAGAGTTTAGCTCAGTAATTATATTAGCCTTTGAAGGATATATAGTGATATCTATCATATTATCGCAATAACCTTGTTTTAGTTCAAATTGGAAGGAGCAGATTGTATAAGATGTATCAGAAAACACTTGTTCTTCAAAGATGTTCAATATAATAATCTTGTATTTTTCTAGAAATAACTTGCGCAACTCTATATCCGCCTGACGAATAGAAGACCAGAAATTTAAAGGGATTATTATAATCCCACCCGAGCAAGTATTGCTTATAATATTCTTGATAAAACACTTGTACAAATCGTTGACATTATATTTATCAAATAACTTTTTATCAGCACTTTTATTTCTCGCGAGATAAGGCGGATTTGTTATAACATATTTATTATTATAATCTGGTGGCTCATTTATCGTATCTCTCTTTATAATATAATCCTTCTTAGGCTCTATATCATAACACTCTATGTTATATTTAATATTTTTGAGATTTCCGGCATTTTCTATAAAAGCTATAAGATCGCCATTACCCGCAAAAGGCTCAATGATATCAAAGATATTATCGGGTATTGTAATATTTTGTAGAATATATTCGTTATTTGTCGTGTAGAATTGTCCTAGCGCCTTCTTAGATTTATTAGACATCTTCTCTTGAATATCTTATTACTTTATAATATTATCATTTTTTATCTTTTTGTTTTTGCGATAGCCCCCCTCTGGCAATAGCCCTAACAATAATAGCAGTACATATATATTGCTGTCATTATTAGAAATACCGTATATATTCTATATAATGTCCTGTCATCTATATAATTATTTGTACCAATATAAGCCCCTGCAACTCCACCAAGGATACTTCCGGCGGCTACTATAATAGCTGCATTAAAATCCAAAAATCCGTGCTGATAATATAGATATAATCCTGGTAATGCATTAGGTATCGTATTTAAGAAAAGAGATATTGCGACAGCTTGCTGAAACGAAAAATCATAATAAACTAATAAAGGCAATAGCAAAATGCCACCACCAATACCAATCAACCCAATAATAACCCCAATTATTACTGAGCCAATAAACAACTCTATAAGCATCTATATTATTATTTAGAAATTTATAATAACGCACGCGATTACAAAAAACAAAACCAATAAATAAAATATAAAAATATATATCCTAATCTATCTCCCTTTACACTCCCGCATCTGCATCAGCGTCCACTTATTTACTCAGAATCCTTATCCTTCTTCTTGTCAGTCTTAGCCTCCTTCTTGGCCTTCTTAGCCTTCTTAGGCTTCTCATCTTCTTCAACTACCGCCTCTTCCGCCTCCTCCACGACAGGCTCCTCCACTTCCACGACAGGCTCCTCCACCTCATCAGTCTCCTCTGCTTCCTGAGCTTCAACAGTCTCTTCTTCCTCATCAGCAGCATCAACAGCATCAGCGAGAGTGGCCTTGTAAGCCTTCCACTCTTCGGCGAGCTTAGAGAACCTTTCGGTATTTGAAAGCTCAGGAAACTCTTCGCGAATCCTTTGCTGATTGTCCCTGATATACTGCTGATACTTTGTAAGAGGCTTCTTAGGCTTCTCATTACCATCCTCATCAAGATTGCTCCTCTTCTTCTTCTTGGTATCCTTCTTCTTTTCGGCAATCTCAATCTTGTTATTCTTCTTCTTCTCCTTGAAATCCTTCTTGAACTGAGCGAAATGCTCATCCAAACCCTTAGAGGTGTTAATCTCATCGGGAATATTCTTCATATACTCCTTGAAGGCCATTCCGATAGTCTGGACAGCAGCAGCGGACATTCTTCTGAAAGAGTTTCTGGATAAAACTTGGAAAGGCTTTTGAAGTTTGATAGGCTGTTCTGTAGGCGGGCTTTAGCTTTTGGCTTAGGCTTGCTTTGACTGCGATAGTAATAATTTAAATACTTTTTGGTGTCAATTTTTATCTTAATAATCTCAAATTATAACAAATTTATTCCTATAATCCTATAATATTGATTATTATTATTTTTATGAAGGCTATTGATAGGCTTGGTGTATTTTTCTCATTACCATTATGATATCATAGAAAGACGCAAGATATTTTATAAAATTGAAAATTAAAATTTGAGTACATCTTTCTGTTTTTTCAAAAATTTCAAAAGTTTTTTGGAAATTACAAAATAATTCAAGAGATGTACTCAAATTTTAAAATGAAAAAATATTAATATTCTAGTGTCTCAAGAATTGCTAGGGTAATCTAAGTATTTTTAGAAGGTTTAATAGATAAAAATATTATATTCGTTAAAATATATAAAAATAAGAAATATCTATAATATAGAAGCTTTCATATTGTATTAACAGCCTATTGTATATCTATTATGGAAAAAGTAAGAAAAATTAATGAATTGATTGATTATGTTTTAGAACTTGCTATTTTTCGCCATCCGGTTTTTTATAGTACTTATCAAACCATACTTGGCCTACTACTTTTGACGCCTGTTCTGATGTTAATTGGTTATTTACAATTTTCTCTCGCATCTCTAAAAAATATTCAAGGCTACTATATTCAAATCCCTCCTCTTTCGTAACCATAGCATATAACATAGGATATCTCTCTTCAAAAAACAAGATACCCTCAATTGATTTTTTCATTTCATTCAATAGCTCCGTGTGGGATGAATGTTTTGCCTTGTTCTCTGTCATATACAATACAATATCTTGAACCATCGCTTTTATATCAGCAGTTTCCATACCATCTTTAACAAAATCAGCAACCTTTCTCCTTTTTCTTTCAGTACTTTCAGTACTCATACTATTTTAAATTAATTATCAATTTTATCTTTATATAATAATATCTATTTTATATATAGAATAATGAAAAAAGAATTAGAATATGCTGAATTAGATTATAACCATAATGTTCCCGTCCCTCCTCAGCCAAAAAATGCCGGATTATATACTGGCGATGTCTTATTTGACAAAAAACCCTGGGGTAATAGTTATAAAATGCCTCCTGCTGAACCTGATGCTGTCGTGTATGCCTCGCATTTTTATGCAAGCCATCACATACCCTCGTATAATAGACCTGGAAATAATCACATAAATACAGATAAATATAAAAAATATACATCAGCCAACTGTAATGATAATTACAATTTCAGCTGTCATACAACAGATATAATATAGAAGTAGCGAAGCTTACGTAGCGATATCTTGAGCTACAAGATTGGTCGGTTGGATTTTCTTAATAGTATCTTTGTGTTTAATCAAGAAAGTACAGATATACTTATATACCTCATCTACTTGTTCAAAAGATACGCCACCTGTAATTAAGATGCTCCCACTCTCAAACAAAGCCCCGGTAACCTTTTTACAATCACCGACTTTTTCTCCCTTTCCTTTTCCATAGCATTTCTTAGGGCAATAACAAATACCATTCTTTTTTTCATTGCATTTATTCCAGAAATATTCTAGCTTAACCCCTTGATATATTCCAGGCTGAAACGAACACTTATTATTATATAGTTCGCTGATAAATATATTATGTATCTCGCGTCTTTTTAAGCCGAATTGAACCACCAGAGAATCGTCGCAATATACCTTGAAATCCGTGTTAATCATCCGAATCTTGAAGTTCTGATATTTCAATTTCAATTCATAATTATCATCGCGGTTATTTATAATGTCCTTACTAATATCATCATAGATATTCCTGATATTCGCAATAATATGATTGACAATAATGACAGTATCCTCAACGACCTTTATTCCAGTTATTTGAATATTGCCATTCTTAAATATTTTTACATTTGGCATATATTTATCGTTCTTATATATAATTGTAACCTGGTTATCAAACCTATTTTTCTTCATCTTATTTTTTTTACTATTCCTCCTCTTCTTGGGATATGTCCCGCGATTTAAATCCTCGCCATCCTTCATATATTGTGCCCATACAATCCCGTCTGTATCATCCTTATCTATTATTACAATATTTTCAAACAGCATCTTCAAGTTTAAATTAATATCCTCGCCAATATTCGCATTACAAGTTATAGTAGAAACTCTATAATGCGAAAAGTTTATATCTTCAGTTTTCACAATAGCTCGCGTATCTGTCGCATCCGACTCGGTAGAAACGCCGCAATTATTATCAAGACTAGTCATTCTTAATAGCAATAGTAATTTGGGTAATTCACAATATTTATTGTATCAATGTTCTTATATCATTTTTTGTTTTTTTTTGCCTCAATTTTATTATTCATATTATCTGTAATGTTTTTGAGATAGGATGTATTTACAATTTCGTAATTGTATGTAGTGGCTATCATAGGTGGCAAATTTAATAGGTGCGTTTTTTCATTTGAATGATGACCTTTGCGAAACTCCTCAATATTCATAGGACCATTAAAGATATCCAGCAAAAATCTTGAAGGTGCGGGGCGTATCGGGCGAGTGCATCCAAAATGTTTGCTCAACATCTGTATCAAGCTATTTATCTCCCATACTTTGTCGCTCCCACAATGTGAAGAGAAGTTATATGCATTTGCACATTCTAGCGAACAAAAGTTCCCGAACAATATATAAGTATTTGTAGTAATATTATATTTATAAGGCATCCCATATATCCTGTCTTTAATAGAGTGGCAACACCAATAGCAATTATTTGAAGATTTAATAATATTATCATTATAATCTATATTAGTATCTCTATCTCTATCATTATCATCCTTAATCAAATTATCCTGAATCGTATTATAAAAGTTAGTCTCATTTATATAACAACAGTTAGGCTCATATGGCGTCGGGGCTTCGTGTAATTCATCAGTAATACTTATTTTATTTATATCATTATCAGATATCGGCAACTGCAATATAATATCCTCATTTTCCACAACTACAACGTCTTTTACAATAGTATTCATTAAGCCTTTCTTCTTATCTATTGTAGATTTAACATCGCTGTTTTTACTTTTTCTCGGCATTTAATTATAAACGCTTATATTATTTATATGTATTTACAGCTCTATTTGTTATTATCAAAATAGTCTTTGAAATATACTAGTGTCTTTATTAACTCATTATTAACATTATCAGAAGGTTTTTCGGTGTTTTTTGTAAATGTTATCCCAGAGGAGCCGATTATACATTTTTCTTTTATTTCTCTTATCTCTCCGTTGAGAGAGTTAATCGTATCTATTAAATATTTTATTATAAATACAAATACAATTATTATTATCAAAACAAATAAATCCATAATACTTTAATTATATCAAAGAATATAAAAATAATTGATAGCCGATGGTAGCTTAGCTTGGCTTAGCTGAACTTTAAGCCAGCGCCTCCATTAAGGACTGTAAGGACATTTATTTCTATCACATATATAGTAATTTCAAAATTGACCGGATAGACTCTGTTTAATATATCAGTATATATTTTAGTGATATATGTATATTTGTCATCATCCTTAACCTCTGTATTTACATTCACAGATAACGAGGTAGTAATTTGCGTATTATCATAAGAACCTGAGCTTATCTGTTTTTCAGGAAATAAAGCGAATGAATAGCAATATATCCCCGTTCTCGGTATATTCGTATGATATTTATGAGGCTCTATGTGATTATAATAAGTAGCGTCATAATCAGCACGTGTTATTTCTCTGTTCCATAATATTGACGCCTTATCTAATATTCCAAGACTCTCGCTATATTCGTGAGACCCCGTGTAATTTGTATAATTATTGAAGTTTTTGACAGAATCGCTTCTTCGCGTAATCCATATAATCTCTTTGATATGATGATTGGCATTTGTTATATCTATTAGCGTATGATTGGCATTCAATGCAATTGCCTGCGTTTTCTTAACAGTATTAATAATATAATTAATCTGGTTAGTATTCAATAACAAACTACTTCTTTCTGCACTATCTAAATATACATAGGTACATAATAGCTCATTATTAACATCAAAATTGACATCGCTTGGCTTGACGAATGTCGCAATAGATATAGGTACTGCCGGGAGGTGTGTAGTATTATACATTAGCGGACTCACATAGGTATTCAATATATTACTCCATACCTGATATAATCCCTCAAAAGCATTATCGTTAATATAAATATCTAATTCAACCTCGTTATTCTCTAATTTTAATAATGGAAGTGCCAGCGAGGGATTCTTGGTAAACCAGAAATTGAGCGGAACCTGTATTTTTCTCTTTTTAATACTCGGTGTTTGAGGAGTTTTTGCGAAACTTGATACAGGATAAGTAACATTATAAAGCCTGTTATTTAACACACGATATTTTGGCACGAAATTGAAAGGCGCCGTATATTCATCTATATTCCCTATCAACTTATTATATTCAATATTATCTTTACTCGTGAGTTCATTCCATATATTCATCCATTCGCCATATAGTGTCTCTATATTAACAACCCCTATTTTAAGACGCGCTTCCTTAATATAATTGAAACCCAAATTATTGACCCACCTGAACTTATATATATTATCCGAGTATATATCGGGAATTTTGAATGTCAAAAACATACCCGATAATAAATCTGCATAACGCTTTATTTTAAAATTAATGCGCAATTCAGAAGTGGATGTTTTAAAACCAATATTGCTATCGCCAGTAGAAGTAATAACAATAGTATCCATAGAAAAATTAGTATGTTTTTTGAGAACATATTTATAATAATTAATATGCGGATTTAAGGTAATATATTCGCTCATATTACCCTTCAAAACTAATTGCATCAATCCGCCTCCCATTTTTATTTATACCCTTTATTATATTAAAGTTTTATTAATAGGCTTATATACTCTTATTTTTCAGGATACCTGCGAATACCTGCGAATACCTGCGAATACCTGCGAATACCTGCGAATACCTGCGGATGCCTACATATCAGCGTATTTTCCTACAAATACCTTCATTTTATCGTATCTTCTGTCATCATTGTATTCCTCTAACTTTTTTTCTGATTCTCTCTTATCTATTATTATAATAGTGGGATATCCAGAGATTTCATATTTATCTATTCTATCCTTGCAATCCTTCATATTATACTTTTTAAAGTCTAATTTATTCCCATATTCTCCATTAAGCTTGTCCCATACTCCAGATTTACTGAAATCCTCACAGTGTCCGCAGCCGTCCATATAATAATACTCCATCCTGTATTTTTTATCAGCCGATTCGCCCATAAAAGTCTCCATTATTTTATTTTTATTATATGCGAATAAAACGGCAATAGCCAATAATAAAAATAATATTATTGAAATCATAATAAATATATCGCTTCCGAAAAAACTCTTTTTTGCAGCCATATTAATATCCTACTTGTATAATCTTCTAAATTATTATTAGATAATAATATCATAATTATTAGATATTTCCTTGTATTCTCTCTTTATTCTCTCGGTTTCTCCTATGATATCATAGTCATTATCATTATCTAATTGTATTATAATTGAATTATAAAAATACGCCCCATATCTATGCATATCTGTCTCTGTATCTGTATCCGCATTTGCGCTAATCTTATTATCAATATACCCCTTGATAAACTTGATAAAATGCCCCTTCTCTATTAAAAATATCCTTACATCCAGAGAATCATAATTTACCGCAGCGTCATAATCTTTTAACACATAGCAATCATAATTATTCTCTCTAAGTATATTGACATACTTGTCAAGACTATTATCATCGCACACAATTATAGTTCTATATACAAGATAGTTTGAATATAGCTCCTCTAATCTATTAATTATCTCGCGCGTCATTAATACTTTATTAACTATTATTGTTTTTGCCTTATGTATATTATCCATTTCAAAAAATAACTAAAAAATCTTATAATATATTAGAATATGAGTCAGAAGAATATGAATCAGAAGAATATGAGTCAGATAATAGTTTATAGAAGTCAAGAAGAATTGCGCACTAAAATTATAAAAATGGAAGAGGAAGTTAAAGACATTGAGAGGCTTATTGAAGAAATGGAAAAAGAATGGATAACTCATTTTGGAAACTTGGCTATTGACGGCGCCCGATCGGTCACGGCAAGTGTCAGGCTTGGTAGGAATGGAGCGTACGATGTATCGGAAAAATCAAAAAATTATCTAAACATATTGAAGACTGATATTAAAAATAAGAGGGAGGAAGCTGCGGCCATTCGTATGAGTATTAAAGAAATGAGAAGGGATTTGGAAAATTTTAAGAAAGCCGCAAAATCTGACCCCTTAAAAAATAACAGAGTAATATATACAAGATATATAAATAATAATATTGGAAATGATACATTTAATATGAATGATCTCTATTCATCAATAAAGGTAGTTATTGATGAATATGTCGCGGCAAGAAGAGCATCCTCGGCAAAATCCTCGGCAAAATCCTCGTCTGCGTCAGGATCATCCTCGTCTGCGTCAGGATCATCCTCGGCAAAATCCCCGACCGCTGCAAGAAGCGCATCCCTGACCGCTGCAAGAACAGCGTCAAGACAGGCGGCAATAAGAAAATCCTCGTCTGCGTCAAGAGCATCCTCGCCTTCTTCAAATACATATCGTTTACGTAAACGAAGAAGGAAATCTAGATAATACAAAAACGCGCAAGTGAACTTATAATATGATAATTATATATTTTGATGTGATAATTTATTTTTATTAGATACTGTGATATATCGAATATTATAATTATGTTATGTAATCAATATATAAGATTATTCATTATAACTAATTATAATGGACGAACAAATCATCAAGATTAGTATAGAACAATTTAGAGATATCTATAATTCAGTAGATGTACCACGCAATATTTTGGATAAAGCCTTAGATATTAAAAATACATATTCGTGTTTCAACTCTTATTATGACCCTAAAATGATATGGGCAAAAAAAATATATAATAATAATAAAGAGAAGTATAATAAACCTAAGGTTAAATCAAGATTTCACATCATAATACCCGACTTTACAAAGAAATCCGAGCTGAAAAGGTGTTTGATAGGTAATTTAAATAAACTAAGTATTAAAAACAGGGACAGTATCTACGAGAAAATTAAGGAAATTATCGCTGTAAATGATAATAATGATAACAAGGACGATATTTTTATGATTATATGGAATTATGTTAAAACGAGCGACGACGAATTATATAGTAATATACTCGCTCTATTTGACAAGGAATATGTCTGCGCGATGCTTGATAAGCTCTGGAATAATTACATAAACAATAAGGAATGGGATCCGCCTAGATATATATACGAAAACAACCTTCTGGTATTGAACGACGAATACGATATGTATTGCGAATATACCAAATGGAAGCGTGGGATAAATAATATTAATAAGATATGGATTAAATATAAACGCGAAGAACTGCTAATATTGCTAAATAATATCGCAGATTACGTGGTTAGTATTGTATATAATACCGATATCTATAAATATATTCTGGATATTTTACTGGAACAATTATATAAAATCTTGGCTATCGCTAAATATAATTGTATAATAGATAAAATTAAAAATATAAATATTAAAAACTTGGATAATTCTACTAAGTTTTTTATTTATAATATTATTGAATTATAAAAAAATTATTTCTATATAATAGTATAGAGTAAGAAATAGTACAATGAAAGAGAGTGAAAATAACTTATCTTTTTATAGTAGTGCCATAATCCAAGCAATTTTTGCTATATTATTGTTAATAATCCTCAGTTATATTTACAAACTGGAGAATATGGGGTGTGAATGTTCGGAACACCCTAACAAGGATTTTATCAAGAACTTCACAGTAATAGCCCTCGGTTATTTCATAATAACTTCTGTTATATCGCTTAAATCTATCGCTAAAAGCATGGGTTATGTAGTAGTCCAATTATTATCAATTGCTACCTTCGTATTCTTCTTAATGTTCGTCGTATACATATACTACGCCTTTGATTATGTTAGATATTTAACCAACGAGAAATGCAAATGCTCCGAGGATTTAAGCCGCGATATCATTTCAGTAGGTACTATGATATCCCTCTTCCTATTCTTGACCCTTCTATTCACCATAATTATCATCCCTATCCTATTAAGCACACTAAGCAGCCTATTATCCAAGATAGAAGTATTTGAAGAGGAAGTGGAAGACACTATCCGCAACCCGATGAAATCTCTACGCAGCACCCCTGATAGAATCGTTAGATCCGTTAAAGAAGTCGGCAGCTTTGTTAATAAATCCGCTAAAAAAATAACCAATCTTAGAAAAAATAGATAAATAACAAATAGCTATCTATTTTACAATTTAACCTTTATTTTTATTCATATATCATATAATATGTTAAAAAAATAGTTATTTTCATAATAGTCGTATGTATCTCGTATATCCTTTGTATTTTATATATTTAATGTGCGCGTCCCCTTCTTAGGTCTTCCTCGCCCTTTTAATATCTGGATATCCGCCGTATCCTCTATAATTGAAGTAATCTCTTCGTCGCTAACTGAAAGAGTCTCTATATTATTATCGCTATCATCGGTTGATATCTTGCTATGAACGTTCTTAATTATATTATCAATATCTTCATATTGCTTTTTATCGTTAGACTGTGATGCCATACCTCTGGTTTGTGCGTTCATATTTTGTGCATATGCCGGCATATTTGAAGGTACAGGGTCGCTATTTAGAGAACCAAATAGATTACTTACCATATTGAATAACCCCATATTATCGTTGCTTGACCCGCGATTTTGAGACATTTGTGGCATTTGCTGTGGAGCACCATTTCCCATAACATATTGTTTTGCGGCCGCATTTTGAAACTGCTTCATTAATTCGGGATTAGAACGGAGAACATTCTCTACATCAGGAAGCGGTTGTTCTTTAAACATTCTGCTTGTTAAATGGAACATAAAAGCGCTTCCGGACAGTGATATAAAGAGCCTCAATTCGGGCGCCATCTTCTTGCCCGTTGCCTTGTATTTATAATGCAATTCCTCAAAAATATCATCGTAATCATTTATATTTTCATTTACCTGCTCTGACCACCCATCCAGCTTAATAGAAAACGGGTCATATCTCCCATTAATATATTCAGTTCCCGAGATAAATGCCATCAACATTTTTTGCTGAAATCTTACGCTTCCATCCAATTCCTTTTCTCTAATAAGCCTATTGTATTCGGTTCTCATCTCTTCAATATCAGAGTTCATATTGAATTTGAAGGGTATCTTAAATCCCTTAGATTCCATTCTGTCAAGCTGATATATTATCTCTCTCTTTTCATTTATCTCGTTCTTTATTATTTCCTTAGGGCTCAAAAACTTATTCTTATTTTTACTGCCACCGCTTCCACCGCTTCCACCGCCACCACCGCCACCACCGCTTCCACCGCTTCCATCGCTTCCATCGCTTCCGTCGCTTCCATCGCTTCCATCGCTTCCGTCGCTTCCGTCGCTTCCTACACTGCTTCCGCTACTTTCATCGCTGCCTCCGCTGGCTTCGCTAATATTATCATCATATATTTTCTTAATCTTGCCGCGACTTGAACTCTTTTTACTCTCATCACTATCGCTCTCGCTTTCTATTCGTGAACCTCTGCCAATTCTATCTTTATTGCGATATATGTTGCCGATATTTTTCATATAGTTCTTTTTACCACCCGACGAACTTCCGCGCGAAGAACCGCCAGAAGACATTGATATAACATCATCGCTTATTTTTTTCCTATTAAACAATTCTTCGTTAATAGCTATATTGGACTGCTTGCCACCTCCAGGTATATTAAAAATAAAAGGTTGCTTATTGAAACTTTCTCTATTCAATTCAATTAAATCATCATTTCTATTATTAAAATTTGATAGTAAAGCCATATTATATATTTATTTGGGTATCAAATGTTTATATATCTATTATAATTTTTAAATGTTTATTAATACGCATTCTAACATTCTTACAAAAATAAGTTTCCAAATATTAGCATTAGCTATTTCTACGAGATAGCCACGATAACCAAGTGCCAAAAAATAATTTCCCAGATTTTACATAATATTCAGGGTGAAATTGTATCCCCAATATATCCTTCTTCTTATGATATAATATATCTATCATATCTTTTCTTTTCATTACAGTCTTAATATTATTACCTACTTTGATAACAATATCATTATGATTATACCTATATCTAGTCTTTACAATATCAAAAGGATACCTTATTTTTAAAGGTCTATCATAGTTTCTAATATATCCTGCATCTCTCGTTCTCACGTTTGAGAACTTCCCGAATCTTACAGCAATGTATTGCATTCCGTAACAAATTGCCAAAATATGTATTTTGTTAGCGTGTTTAAATATTATCTCTGGAACCTTCGGAGACCTTCTATCAACTATGCGATAATCAGAACCAGATACTATAATAGCATCCAATTTATCTTCCAAATTATTCAATAATTTTGCAATACCTTCTTCATCGTACCAATCTCTAAAACATAATCTTGCATTTCTTATAGATTTTTTAAAACGCATCTTTCTTATATTATTCAACACGCGATTACTATACATCATTATTACTAATATTTTAGGACGCTTCTTCCTTTTCATTATTTTCATTACAGCATATATAACTACTATATAATTTATTATATTTATTTGTAATATCTCCCTTCGTATTACTTCTAATATAGGATACAGCTTGCAAACACGCATCACTCAAATCATCCTTTTTCTTGTTTTCATTAAATCTCTTCTTTAATTCCTCGTTCTCGCTAATATATTCGCGACACAACTCAATACTCAGCATCTTATTATTCTTATATTTATCCCTCCTGAATCCCTTCTTATTCCTCGCCTCTCCGCCCTCTCCCTTACAGGCATTCGCTTCCATATTTATAACATAGATGTGGTTCTTAGTTTTTAAAGATGCATTGACAAGGACAACATTACCGACCTCCTTGTCCCAATATTTAATTAAACTAAAATAACCGTAGATTATATGCTGGATAGTTTTCATAATGCCGTTTAAATTAGAAGGCTGATTCTCTATCAATACATAATCTATCATATTAATGCCCGTATTTTTTAACCCACCAATAATATTATCCATCTCAATATATATTCTTTCAGATATATCATCAATCCCTTTAATCTCCTTCTTAGACGAAGCCAATTCTATGATACGCCATTCCAATATCTCCAATATCTCAGTCTTTCTTAATATACATAAGGCAAGATTCTTAACCCCGATATCAAAACTAACATATATCATAATTCTAATATCATTATTATATCATCATATCCTTATTTGCTAACTTGTCATAACATTTTAGATACATTTTAGGTCTATGCTTAGGATTCTATTTTTTTGTGATAGTTTTTTGGATTTCGGTTATTATTTTAGGGCTATATGAAGTAATAGTGTAATGCTTTATAAGCACGGAAAGGTCCTTCCAAAATGTATCTCCCTCATATTTAGAATTGTATTTATTAATTTTCTTACATTTTTTATATAGCCATTTGTATGTCTTCTCTAAGTTTTCAGACCTCTTTGATATCTTACTAAGTCTCTGTTCTCTTATTAATCTGCTAATATAGCTTTTCAACTCCTCGCATTTATTATAGTTAGGCAAAGTCTGTCGCAAATCATAAAATTTCATATAATTATACGAGGGACATATCAACAAATTATCTGTATAATCTATAAATGTCGGATTATTATCTATTATTAATAATCTCTTGCCAATATCATAATTAGTTGGTATCTTTATGGTCTTGCTAATTAAAGGTAGTATCTTGGCAATGGATTTCTTTATATTCCCGTATTTATCCATAATACAATTATCGCGCGTTAATAGTGGCCTGTCAAACTTAAAATTATTATGCTTCTCTATTATAGCTATCTCTTTATTCGCCCATTTTTTCTCAGAAGCCGTATAAATATAAAAATAGCTTGATGGATACAGCTTTTTCATAGCATTAATAAATGTGAAAAAATGCGGTCTCACTAATAGAGATTTCTCAGAATAACTTTCATTCAAATATTTATTACATAGCGCCGTATATTTATTTAACCCCTTCATCTTATATTTTTTTACCAATTCAATAATATTATACAAATCACATTGATAATTACAATCACCTATTATAGTTCCATCCAAATCTATTATAAATATATACGGCTCAGCTCTGCCCCTCTTTTCTTCTTTGTTATTCATTAAATCTATTATAATATTATATTAGAATATTGCTTTATAAATAGAAGATATATAAGATAATGGCAGAATCCCATTTATTTAACACTAAAAATATGTCCGCATATAGCCATTTCTCAAATACAATTAATAACAAATATATTGATATGAATAACAGTAAAGAAATAGATATTAAAGTTCCCGATGCATTACTTAAATATTTTAAGGATAAAACGCTCAAATATAATATAGACAAAAGAATATTCTATTATAAGCATATAACGAACAAATTAAAAGATATAAATAATAAACAGTGTCTAAAAGAATACTCTATCAATTCTAAAAAAAATGAAGATGTTCGCGGATACAATATCAATAATAAGGTATTTCTTACAAAAAAGTTCGGTTCTATTAGCAAATACGGGTATATTTATATAGCATCTATTAAAAATGAATTCGGCAAATATCCTATTGCTTCAAAAATTATGATTAATAACCGCGTTAATCTGTTTGAAGCACAGATTAACTTGAAAATAACCGATAAAGTTATTAAAAATATGATATCAAGACATTTCATTCTAACTTACAAAGTTATTATCTGCGACAAAATATCCAATAAAAACTTACCAGATATCGTTCTAAATAAGAAATACTATATTTTATTAAATGAGCTCGCCCGAGGCGATTTGAAACAGCTCTGTAATAGTAAAATGTTCCTCAAAAATAACAGCGTGTTATATAATGTATTTATCCAAATAATGTTATCTATATCTACATTTCATCATCTCGGATTTATTCACGGCGATTGTCATTGGGGAAATTTTCTATATCATATGAATTATAATGTTACCAAAAATAGCTATCATCACTATAATATTTATGGTAAAAATTATTATCTAAAATCCTGCGAATACGTTATGTATATTTATGATTTCGGTTTTGCCGAAAAAATCAAATCTGTCAAAAAATCCCTTATTGACGATGACTATAAAAGATTGATAAATGCTTTTAGAAATAAAAAGATAGAACCGAGATCCTGGATATCTATAGATAACAATCTGCCATCTGATGAAATCGGCGAATATGTCAAAACATTTAGAAAAGCTATTAATAATAGTCGTCGTTCAAGTAGCGGAAGTGGCAGCTATAGTAGTAGCTATGAAAATAATAGCATATATTTAGAAAAATTAACTATTGATACAATTCTGCCAATATTATTAAAAGCCCCCGACAAAATATTTATCACCAAATTACCTGCAAATGCCACGGTTATTAATAAAAACCCCTATTACATCAATAAAAAAATATTAATCAAAGACTAATCGCATCAATGCGCGCATTAGCATCAGCTGTATATTTTGCAGATAATTCGTCAATATATTCAGTCATTGTTTCAAAGCCGACAAATACCATTTCGTCAATCTCCTTTTTAGTTATATGTAATCGCATTCCCTTCCTCGCGAATATTATATTCATTCCGCTTTTTAAAACGAGATTTTGAGGGCGATAATAATTAGTATATTTGCTATCTTGAATCTGCTTTAATAAAACCTCTTTTACTCTTAGAATATTTAATATCGTCATCAACTGCTTTACAATATATATAAAATTTATAGTTTTTACAGGAATATGCTCAGTATTTTCATTATCTTTATACAAAAGCATACCTATTATATTCTCTCGTGGCACATCGGCAAATATTTTTATAGGAAAATTGTTAGTTAATCCCCCGTCATAATAATGATAATCTCCTATATTTATCGGCTTAAACAATAATGGTATAGACATTGAGGCGCAACAAGCCTTATATACACAGACATCGGGCGTTTTCTCAATAGAAAAAATCTCATTTTCACAAGTATTTATATTCGTACAAGATATATACATATTTACTCCGAAAATTTTAGATAATTGCGAGAATGTAATAGTATCTGATATATCATCGGCATTATACTCATCGGGCTCTTCCGTATCCTTCGTATCCTTCATACCATTGCACCTATCTGCATATTTCCTCTTTACTATAATTTTTAAATGCTTAATCATTACTTCTGTATCAAATAAACCAAGTTCTGTAATTAATCTTATGTACTTTTTAATAGATAAAAAACATAACTCATTATCTTTCATACAATTATATAATACCTCTTCCATCTCATAAATAGTTAATTTAAGGGCAAACATAAGGCCTATTAAAGAACCTATTGAACACCCTGCAATATGTTTTATATTCTTATGCATATTATTTAAATATAAGTATCTAAGAGCCCCCACAAATATAACACCACGCATACCACCCCCCGATAAAACTAAATGTGTAATATTAATATTCTCAATACTCGCCTCACTCGCTATACTAGTACTCTTAGTACTCATTTTTAAATATATAATATTATATATTATATATCCAAATATCGCACATATCTCTTAAATATTCCTAAATATGCGAATTATATTCTTGGATACTAACTTTATAGTATATAAGAGCCTCTTTAGATGCATTGTTCTCCGCTTCTTTTTTAGTATTTCCAGTAGCCGTAGAAATAATGCTCCCATTCTTGTCTTTGATACAATATGTAAATATCCTAACATTATCTTTTACGGTTACATTAAGCTCTTTAAATTGTGGTACATCCTGTAAAGAATGAAGCATATGAGATACCAGCATATCCTTGTAATTGTTTTTAATTCTAATGAGTTCGCAAAAGTCTATGTAATTCTCTATAATATATATTATCCAAGATTCTACAACGAAATATCCCGCTCCTGAAGAAGGATTTATATTAATATTGGGAATAATAATATTGTCAGCATCTGTCTGGAAATCCAAATAGAGTGCCCCTAAAAATGCCTCAAATATATCCTCCATAATTTTATAGTTATTCCTTCCACCGGATTCTTCAACCTGCTTAGATATAATGGCAAACTTCGGTAATCCTATTTTATCCGACAAATACCCCAACATCTTTCCATTTACTATCTTCGTCCTAATTTTAGATAAGAACCCCTCGTTTTGGTCTGGAAATCTATTATATAAATAATTCGTTACAATCATTCCAAGCAAAGAGTCCCCTAAAAATTCAAGCCGCTCATAAGACATATCTTGAAGAGGAAGACAATCACACGGACAATTTGCATTACTTTTCTCAAAATCAATATTTTTCATAGTACAATAAGATTTATGAACGAATGCAATACGATATAAATTGATGTTCTTTATTTCTAAATCAGGCAAACCATTGCTACTCAGCAATTTATATAAGTCCTCATCGCTTATCAGAATGTTTTTTGAATTATATGGTTGATTTTCAACATCAATATCCATTGTTTTATTATGGATATTATCAATTCTTTTCATCTTAGTTTTATTTATATATCTTGGTTATATCTATTTCTCAAAATATGATTATATCAATTTTTATATATATAAATATTAAATGTATTTTTCTTTTAAATAGAATAAGATAATAAATGAGTTATCTAGCTAATGATATAACAGCCCCCCTAATCCAAATAGATTCGGTTGCTATCGGGTTTCAATTGGACAGCGAAAGTGAAGCAAGAAATATCAATAGTTTAGATTTAAATAAAGATGAATTTTTGGCCGTAGGAGAGAAAACATATATTTCCGGCGATACTTCAAATACTAAATGGTCTCTTCTTGTTAATAGCCAAGGTACTTCCGTAAATGCCTCAAGAAACCTTGCGCGCGAAAGTTTAACTCTGGATACTTCGCTATACGTAGATAAAAACATTCATTGTTCAGGTATTATTAAAGCAGCCGGGTTAGAGCTTAATAATATCAGAATTGACAATACAACAACTATAACAAGCGATTTAATTAAGGAGTTTATCGTTAAAACCAACGATCTTGTGGTGTCTCAGCCTTTCCAAACAGGCTACATTACAAATTATAACAACCTCTATAATATCAATTATGATGTTAAAAATGTTTATACTCCAAACTTCGTTACCTTCGGAGGCCATATTGATACATTTAAAAATACACATCCGCTAAACATTGTCACCACTCCTAACAATAAATTCAGCAGTATGCATATTTCTATAAGAAACGATACTAATAATGCCGAAGAACCTTCAAGAATGTGTATTGGTATGATTGGTGGAAGCAATATATCTCCTGCTATTATTTCTACAACACAAGGAGTTCCGCTTGAATTTCACATCAGCACTTCTTCTGCGAGTATTAATTCAGCCTATGGAACGAGGGCATTACCTATATACAACTCTAATAATGCCCCTGCTATGACAATTGATGCAAATAATAATATAGGTATCGGTACAAATAACACTTCGCAAAAAAATTATAATAAAAGGGTTTTTGAAAATAATAGCACAACTACCGTTGAAAAAATCGGTAAATCTAAATTAGAAGTAAAAGGACTATCTACATTTGATGACATATTATTACACGATTACCAAACAAATACCTATAAACATCTTGATGATATATATATCCGCGGAACAGGCGTCGGGGTTCTCAACGCGACTCAAATAAATGGCGGAGATTTTACAGATTCTCTATACAGATTTAATAATAATCTATCTGTCTCAAAGCTATTAAACGCAGGCGATGCTAATATCGCTAATAACGCGATTGTAGGATGTAATTTAACAACAGAATATTTAAAGGTCAACGAACATTCGGTATTTGAAGGAACCGTAGAATTTAATGATGACGTTAATTTTAATAATGTCCAAAATATTAATATCAATAACCTCAATATAAATAACGACCTTTTCATCAATAATAAGCGCATCACACCTCTCAATACAACTGATACTTTTACAGGGAACTTTGAAAAAAGCGTAGTAGATGGTAACAACTATTTATTTGTTTATGTTAGCAGCAATATTGCTTCTCTAGATGCTAACTGTAATGTTAATTTTCCTAATAAATTAGGAATTGGTCTGACAGATACCGACGGATTTGACGGTGTCCTAAATATTATCAAGAATGATAGAACGACGAGCAACAATTTTGACATATTACTAAAAAATACCATAGAAAACAAGACATACGTCGCAAATATTGGAAGACTCTCGCGACTTGATTATAACGACAACAGCTTGATATTTAACACGAACAAGGTACCTGGGAAAAATAACAACATATATTTTTATCCTTCAAGTGATATATCTATATTGACTTCTAACAGGTTTCTTCCAAATATTAAAAATACCCCACCAACGCTATCTTTATTAAATGGCAAGGTAGGTATAAACAAATTGAATCCC